AGATGACCAGTTAAAGTTAGGTCATTTACTTCTTTATGAGAGGGAGTGCAGAATTTGTGGGTCAACAAAAAATTTAGTAGAAGATTTTTATAGAACTAGAAAAGATAGAGGACCAGTAGCGTCTTCATATTCTTATGAATGTAAGGAATGCACCAGAAAAAGGGTCAATAAAACTCCAAATAATTGGGAATATCCTGATTGGTAGATATCACGTCAACATTCCCCACTAAAAATAGGTATTTTCATAAATATTTTCAGATAATTCTGGACCAAGGAGAACACCAAGATGCCACTAAATTTAGCATCTCCTGGAATTGTAGTAAGAGAAGTTGACTTAACCATTGGAAGAGTCGATCCAGTTTCTGGTTCGGTTGGGGCTCTTGTTGCTCCATTCGCAAAGGGACCTGTCGATCTTCCTCAGTTGATCGAAAATGAGGATGATCTCTTAAACACTTTCGGCAGACCATATTCAGTCGATAAGCACTATGAGCACTGGATGGTTGCTTCATCTTACCTTGCTTATGGTGGAACATTAAGAGTTTCAAGAGCAGATGACGCTCTTCTCAAAAATGCATTTGTTGGTACTGCATCTAATATCAAGATCAAGAGTACTGAGCATTATGAGCAACTCGGATATGATGAGAATACTATCACTAATGTAACAGTTGCTGCAAAAAACCCAGGAACATGGGCGAACGGCATTAAGGTTGCAGTTATTGACGGTAGAGCAGACCAAATTCTGACTGGCATCACAACTACTGGTGTTTCTGTTGGATATGGATTTACTGCTGTTGTTCCTACTGGAACAACTCTTCCTGGCGCTGGAACAACATCAGTTATTGATGGATACTTCCAAGGTGTCATCACAGAGATTGGTTCAAGCCAGCTCTCACTGAAACTAATCAAGCACGTATCTGCTGGTGGTACGGTAACAAATGTTGATTATCAGCAAAATGGTGTTTATGCACTTCCAAATACTGGAAGCGTAGCAATCCATACCAATGGTCAGGCATCATCATTCGCAACAAGAGCATACACTGGCGAAAAAGATTGGTTTGAAGAGCAATCAATTGCTCTTTCTGTTGGATCACTTGAATGGGATGCATTAGCAAACAAACCAGGAACTTCTGAGTATGCTGCTGCAAGAGGCGGTAGATTTGATGAGGTTCACATTGTTGTTATCGATGATAAGGGAACCGTTACAGGTAATGCTGGATCAATCCTTGAGAAGCATCTCAATCTTTCCAAAGCAAAGGATGGTGAGTATTCGGTAGGATCCCCATCTTATTGGAGAAAGTATCTTTACACGAATTCAGACTACATCTTCGGTGGTTCTGCACCAGTTGGAGTAACAACAGTTGCATTTAGCGACAATGGTGTTGCACAACTCGAACTCGATTCCGATACTGGTTGGGATCAAAATGCAGATGCTGTAAACTTTGCATGTTCTGGTTCTCTGTCACTCACACTTGGTGGTGGAACAAACTATCAAGGTCAAACAGATCTGACAACCACAACTGCTCTGTATTCTGGACTTGATGATATCATCTCTGGATACACACGTTTTGAGAACACTGAGGAGTATGAAGTAGACTTCATTCTTATGGGTTCTGCAAATTATCCTAAGGAGCAAGCACAAGCACTTGCAAACAAGTGTATTGCTGTTGCCGAAGCAAGAAAAGATGCAGTTGCATTTGTTTCACCTTACAGAATGGCATTCCTCAATGACTCTTCTGTTGGTACAGTAACTGTTAATGATATTGATACCATCACTAACAATATTGTTGGGTTCTACGCACCAGTAACTTCAACAACTTATGGTGTATTTGATAGTGGTTACAAGTACATGTACGACCGCTTCAATGATACCTTCCGTTATGTTCCTCTGAATGGAGACATCGCTGGTACTTGTGCCAGAACTGATCTTACACAGTTCCCATGGTTCTCACCTGCTGGAACTTCAAGAGGTTCGATTCTCAATGCAGTTAAACTTGCATATAATCCTGGCAAGAAGCAAAGAGACATTCTGTACTCCAACAGAATCAACTCGGTAATCTTCTCACCTGGCGCTGGAATCATCCTGTTCGGTGATAAGACTGGATATGGTAAGTCCTCAGCGTTTGATAGAATCAACGTTCGCCGCTTGTTCATCTATCTGGAAGATGCAATCTCTGCTGCTGCGAAGGACTTCCTGTTTGAGTTCAACGATGAGATCACAAGAACCAACTTTGTAAATATTGTTGAACCATTCCTCCGCGACGTTCAGTCCAAGAGAGGTATCTTTGATTATGTTGTTATTTGCGATGAAACAAACAACACTGCTGCCGTAATCGACAACAATGAGTTTGTAGCGGACATCTTCATCAAACCAGCAAGATCGATCAACTTCATCGGTCTGACCTTCATCGCCACCAGAACTGGTGTTGCATTTGAAGAAGTAATCGGCTCCGTTTAATTCAATTAGAGGTTAAAACAAATGCCATCTAGAAATCAAATCAATCCACCCCCACTTAGAAAGATTACTGACTTCAAGAGTAAGTTAACGGGTGGTGGCGCTCGCGCCAACCTCTTTGAAGTCGTTCTCACTTTCCCTGATGCTGCTCAACCCTCCACCGATGTTCTTGATAAAACAAGATTTTTAGTGAAGGGTGCTAACCTCCCAGCATCTAACATTGCTCAGATCGAAGTTCCTTTCAGAGGTCGTGTTCTGAAAATCGCAGGTGATAGAACCTTCGATTCTTGGACCGTTACCGTTCTGAACGACACCGACTTTGCAATTCGCTCTGCCTTTGAGCGTTGGATGAACACAATCAACAGAGTATCCGATAATACTGGTCTGGTTAATCCAGCAGATTATCAAGCAGATGCTTATGTTTATCAGTTAGATCGTGATGGATCGACTCTTCGTTCCTATCGTTTCTATGATGTGTTCCCAACTCAGGTTGCACCTATCGAACTTTCATACGATGCCCAAGGCATCCAAGAGTTTACTGTTGAACTTCAAGTTCAGTGGTGGGAAGCAACTAAGGGCACTGGCACAAATGCTGGTGGTGAAGACATTAACTAAATAGAAGAATACAGGGTACTTAGTTTTATACTATGGCAAAACTTTTTGGTTTTTCTATTGACGATAAACAAAATAAATCACCTTCGGTAATATCCCCCGTTCCTCAAACCAATGAGGACGGGGTTGATAATTATATTGCTAGTGGTTTCTACGGACAATATGTAGATATCGAAGGTGTTTTTAAAACAGAGCATGATCTTATCAGAAGATACAGGGAGATGGCACTTCATCCAGAGTGTGATGGTGCTATCGAAGATGTTGTCAATGAGGCAATCGTTAGTGATCTCTATGATTCTCCTGTTGAGATCGAACTCTCAAATCTCAATGCAAGTGAGTCATTAAAGAAAAAAATTAGAGAAGAGTTTAAATATCTCAAAGAAATCTTAGACTTTGATAGAAAGGCACACGAAATTTTTAGAAATTGGTACGTAGACGGAAGAGTCTACTACTTAAAAGTGATCGATATGAAGAATCCCCAGGCAGGGATTCAGGAGTTAAGATATATTGATCCATTGAAAATGAAGTATATTCGTCAGGAGAAGAAATCTCCTAACGGTATGGATAATGGTTATGCAAGAGTAAACTTAAAAAGTCAAACAGAATTTTCAAATGGTCCTGAGTTTGAAGAGTATTTTCAATATACACCATCACCAAACTACCCATCAGGAACATTCAGTGGTGCTGGAAAAAGTAGCGTAAAAATCGCAAAAGATTCGGTTACTTATTGTACTTCTGGATTAGTAGATAGAAATAAGAATACTGTTCTTTCATATCTCCACAAAGCAATCAAGGCACTCAATCAACTCAGAATGATTGAGGACTCTTTGGTTATCTATCGTTTGTCCAGAGCACCAGAGCGTCGTATTTTCTATATTGACGTTGGCAATCTTCCAAAAGTAAAGGCGGAACAATACCTCAAAGAGGTTATGTCTCGCTATAGAAATAAACTTGTATATAACGCACAAACTGGTGAAGTTCGTGATGATCGCAAGTTTATGAGTATGCTTGAAGACTTCTGGTTACCAAGAAGAGAAGGTGGTCGTGGTACAGAAATTACCACTCTGCCTGGTGGTCAGAATCTTGGTGAACTTTCAGATATTGAGTATTTCCAAAAGAAACTTTATAGAGCACTTGGAGTTCCCGAATCAAGAATTGCTGCGGATGGTGGTTTCAATCTTGGTCGTTCTTCCGAGATTCTGAGAGATGAACTCAAATTCTCCAAATTTGTTGGT